CACTTCGTGCTTGCACTTGTTTCGTTAAGCGGCTTAATGAGACTAGCATGGAGCGGGCTCGTTTCATTAAGGCGCTTAATGAGACTAGCATGGCGAAGCCATGTGCGATTCACGGGCTCGTACTTCGGGCTTGCAGGCTTGCACTACACGTGTGAGAGATATATAGAAGAAAGCGAAAATAGCCTACGAATCGCAGGGCAGTCTGTCGCAGGCGAGCGCTTGCACTGGTTTCGCGTTTAATGAGTCTGCGAGGCAGGCTGCGCGTTCTGTTAAGGCGCTTAATGAGTCTGCGAGGTCTGCTCTGCTAGTCTGCTAGGCAGCCTGCTCAGACTGCTAGCCAGCCTGCTCAGCGTCTCCTACGCAGCCTGCTAGGCACTCATTAAGCGCCTTAATAAGTCTGCTCAGACGAATCGCAGACGAATCGCAGACGCAGAGCGTCCTGTTAAGGCGCTTAATAGGTGAGCGGTGGGAGTTTCTCAGACGCAGAGCGGTGGGAGTTTCTTACTTGAGGGTGGGAGGATTTTCTTAAACGGAGAAAGAATTTTCTTAAAAGTTTAGCCTGTATGCTTAGAAAGTTGCAGAAATGTCTTGACGAAGATTGAAACAGTGGTATAATAAGCGCGTGAGAGGGAGGTCTAAGGGTACGACAGGGTGCGCGATGAGTGTCGCGTGTGGCTGGTCGTGTGTGGCTGCAGCTCTCGAAGCAAACTGAATAGACTGTATGAAAACAACACTAAACAGCAAGGGATGGCGTGCCCGGAACGCGTCAAACTCCGACCAGTGGGTCGTGAAAGTCGCCCGTGGATTTGACGGGCCGGAAGGCAAGCATGTGATCGCAAGCAGTGGCTCGTATGAGTCGTGTAAGAACTGGTTGCGACTGCACAGTGTGCATGAGCAATGCTCGTTCTTAGAAAGGAGGAGGAAATGAATAGCCTTCGCTTGTCTGCCGAACAACTCGATAATCGCATTTTGTTTAACTGTTTTCAGAAAGGACTTGTACTATGAATAGCTTCGCTTGTACTATGAATAGCTTCGCTCCTAATCCGAACGCTTCGCTCCTGTGGCTAGAGCACAAAGTGCAAATGTCACAGATTCGTGAGGTCTCTCGCTCGCTTGAGATGACGTTAGATTCGTATGTTGAACCTGAACGCATCAAACAGTTCTGTCGCGACGTGCGAACATACGGCCTTTACGAAGCCGTTCTCCTCATCCGGACTGACACTGCTCGTGAGTGGGTGCAATCAGAGCTTGCAGATGAATACAAGTGGACGACGGAGAAACCAATGTTCACGCTCCCACCTGCACGCGCGTATGAGATCGCGCCAACGGGCAAAGACGTCACAAAGCGTCCGGTTCCTATAACACCGTCTGTCACATGGCGCATTCGTCAGGACGAGATACGTGAGAAAGCACACGCTCTCGATCAGGTGTGGTTAGATCGCTATCTCACGCAACTCCTCCGCAAAGTCGGACATCTGAAAGATGCGACAATTGCAGCCTGCCGGATCGACCTCTACTCAGGCATCGACAAAGTTCCTGCGGATTTGCGTGACCTTGCAAAAACTGCCTGCCTGAACAAAATGTGCATCGAGGAAGCACGTGACGCTTATAAGGAGCACAAATATCTCACACCACGTGAACGCGAAAAGCTTCGCCGTCCTGACAAGGTATTCCTCACTGACCCCGCTGGCAACGCTTGGTTCTGGAACTGCGGTTGGTATCGCGTCGGCGAGGATGGTACTCGCTTAGATACCAAACCAGTTCTCTCGCACGCCATCTTTCGCCGTCGTATCAAACTCGCCACGCTCGAAGAACTCGGTCGCACGTCATTCAAATACACTCGCCCATGGGGCCAATGGCGTCGTGGGACTGGTCAATACATGCACATGTTCTACGGTAACGTGCAACTACATATGACCGACGGAGTTCATGCGATCATTATTTTGCCTAACGGCACGAAAGAAGAGGTCGAGTTTGACAATCTCCAAGTCATCGGCGTTCCGTCCGTACGCCGTCCCGCGAAAGGTCGACAATCCACCGCAAAAGGCGGTACGCCTCGCGAACGCAAGGTTGAATGGTCACAGGACGATCTCAACTCACTTGCCGAACTACTCAATGCACCTGATCTGAACGACGAGTCTGACACGAGTGATGCAGATATATAAGAAAACGTAGAAATTCTAACCTAGAAACACAAACACCATAAAAGCCCACAAACTATCTCAGCTTCTCCGTTCACGAATCAGCTAACTAGTCCTATTAAGCGCATTAACGAAACTTGAAGTGAAAGCGGAGACACTCTCCGCTTGTGAGGTTTGGCAGACCCCGCCTGACGATCGCCAAAGTTAGACAAACAACAGAAAGCAAACAAATTGAAAACAAAGTATCAAGTTATTGTAGGTGATAAAACGTTCACAGGAAACATCGACGAACTGCTTAGAGCAGGTTTGCCACGTAATGCGGAGGTCGCTTTATCGCAAATGGCAATAGGCGTTCATGCGGTGTTTGAGCATTTAGGTAGCGGAAAGGAAAACTTTCTGATTACGATTCTATCCGACCATCGGATAGAGGATTTCTTCCGTTCGTTTGGTGAGTTTAGACATTGTTGCCGTGTGAAACTCGGACAGGAAATCTTACACGCTATGAGTGTTGCCTCGCACAATGACATGGGTTCGTTGACTGCAAGTCGGTTTGTTGTTTTTAATACGTTTCTCAACCATCTGATCCAATGAAAAAGATGCTAACTCTTTTAGGTCAAGCATTCCTCGGAGCGCAAAGGATTGAAATTCCGGAAAGCGAACGTACGCCAACGTACAAACGCTTCACTGGACACACGATCGACTACCTTAAACTCATTTCCTCCAACGAAGTTCAATGGTTTGTCCAAAACAACGACCATATTGTCGACGACAGTCACACAGGCAAGGCTGCGATTATCGTACTTCTCCAAATCTGCGACGTTATCTCGCCACTCAATTCTCGCGTATATTACTTCCACTCTAGTCTACAAGAACTCATGCTCATGTCCTTTGGACATATACGCATCAACATTCATCCAAAAAAAAAACCTACCCTGCGCAAGAAACTCTTAGCCCTTCATTAAAGTTTGCCACTTTTTTCAAGAAAATAATTTGACTTTTAAGAAAACAGTGGTATATTCTTCTCACGCAAAGGGGCATACGCCCTAGACGCGGACCCCGCAGGGGCGGACGGCATCCTCCCCACAATGTTTGAAACTGAAATTACACACACACATATGAAAATTGTAGTCCAAAGCATGCTCGGCGTCAATGCCAACCAATCCCGCCCGTCAACTGTCGAAGAATTTAATGCGAATTGCCCCGCGGGTGAAAGCATTCTCTCCTACGCATGCGACGAAGCCTACTATCGCTGCATCGCGCCGAAGATCCGGGCGAAGTATCTCGACGCTGTCGAAACCGAAACGGGCGTCAAACCCCGCGTGATCTCCACCCGCCCGAACACCAAAGAAGGCGGCGAACCGACCAACATCTACGAAAAGGACACCGTCTACATCAAGAACGTCCTCGCCAGCAAGATGCCCGATGATTCTCCGGTGACAAAAGAGATCCTTCAACCGCTCCTCCAAAAGGCGTTTGATGAAGTCGGCTGGGATCTCACCACGACCCGCCAGTCTGGCCCGACCAAGAAGGACCGCGACATGGTCGAAGCGATCATCGCCAAGATCGAAGACGGCAGCACCAACTATACCACCGTCAAAACCAACTTCGAAAAACGCAATCCGGGCTTGACCATCGAACTCGAAGAAGACAACACGATCACCGAAGATAACCTCGCCGAAGCCTGTCGCGTCGACCGCATCCGTCGCGAACAAGACTCGGTTATCTAATCTTCGCCCAGCCAGCGAAACGCGAGCAGCCACTCGCAGTCCCAGCCTCACCTCGGAAACGGGGTGGGGCATTCTCAGTACCAACGACAGCCTACTATGCATCTTGCATATTGCGTAGCACGTCCACGGTGTCTTGCTTGTCATGCTCGGAGAGGATCATCTGCCTCTCCACCCGTTGCCACGTGCGGGTAGTCAAACACGTGGCATTCTTTGCTGGTGATTAGTGCAAAGTAGACATATTTACACCTCGAAAACCCACAAAATAGCAATAGTACGCTCGCTCCCAGCCCAACCACCCCTCCCCCCTTTCGTCTCGTTAAGTGAGCTTACACTCTCGGTGTGGGCCTTGTGCTGTTAAGCGCCTTAACGAGACATTTCTTTCCTAAAATATTATCTCCGACACCCACATGTCTAAGAAACCTTACTACGCGACAGAAAACGCGTTCCGCCTATATGAACCTATCATTATCCAAGCAATCGCAAGCGTACCTAATGCGATTTCCTTTACGTCTGCGGCTGGAGCGCGACGTGCGACAACCGACGCGGCGAGATGTCGCGACGCTCTTAGTTCATGGCGCGTCAGGCGGTGGTCGTCTGCTATTGCATCACATGCCGCTATTGTCGCGACACTACGTACGTGGACGTACAAAGAAAGAGTGTTTATAGGACAGAAGCACGCGTTTATGACTTTCGTAACGGCACAGCAATTTGCCGAGAGCCATAACCGCGCTTTTGACATTAGCAGTATCACGCATTATCATCTCGATCACCAGCTGATCAAAAACACGATGAAAGTTTCGCCTGAAAGTATGGTCGGCCAACGCTTGCTTTTCGATCCTCGTATCGCCAGCAGACCTTTACTCATGCCTAAGCCGTTTCCGACCGAGGCACCTGTGACAAGCGGTGCTGAACCTGTACTTGCCAGTGTCTCTGTCATACCTAATGCGGATATTTCAACACCGCGGACAGAGAAACCAGCCGTTGATCTGCGTGCGCTTGTCGAGCAGCTTGATTCAGGCAAGATCGCAGGCCAACATCTCATCGACTATGATCGACTTGATGAAGTCATTCAACTCACAACGGGCAGACTGAACGTAGCCTACGGAATACGCGGAGATAAAATCGTACTCTTTTAACATCTATGCAAAATCTAGAAGAAACGCTCAAACAGCGTGGCACGGTCCACGGTAAATATAGCGAAAACGCTGAACGCACAATGGGAATGCTCAGTGCACTTGGCGACAAATTCACCGTCCTCCCACCTGCTGCACAATTCGGAATCCTCATGATCCTCGGCAAGATCGCACGCATCGTCTCAGGCGATCCCACCTTCTACGATCACTGGATAGATATCGAAGGTTACGCCCGAATCACTAGAGACACTTTTAACAAAGCCACTTTTAACAAAAAACAATGAACACACTCCGCCACTCAACCTCCCTCCTCGGTCCCTACGATCATCTCACAACCGCGGACAAAATCTGTGTTTCCGCGCTCGTCCCACTCGACGTTAAAAACCGTCTTTTCATCGACCTACTCCCCTTTCGCGGTGCGTGTGACAAAATCCTCACTCGCTGCCTTTACATGTTCGACGGCTTCTTCCAGCTCAACCCGCAGCTAGCTGCACTCGAACCTGAACTTCGCGAACTCGTCGTCAATAACATGCTCAACGCGCTGATCGATCACCTCCTCACAATCGAAGCAACCTCCCTCCTCGTATGCCCATCATCTCCGCCGCCGGATCAACCTTCCCTTGCTCAGAATCCGACACTGGCTGGTATAACACACCCCTCGGACGCGTCTACCTCAGTAACAGTCAAGTTCGACTAATCATTCCATATGACCACGACCCCACAAAACACCGCACCAACGGCGCACCCAACGCCAACATTCACGACCGCACCACTAGTCCAACTAATCGATGCGGACCCGATGAAAATGTCTCTCCCTGAACTCGAACAATACCTCACCAACATTCGAGCACTCCGAGCCTCCCCTCAAACCACTCGCGCCAAAACCGAACGCAAACAACGCGTCACTGCCCCCTCCAACAAAACCATCGACGATATCTGTGGCTAACTCATTAAGCGCCTTAACGAGACATTATGAAATACTTGTACATCTTACAATCGCGTGAGTGGCGTCCCGGAACTAAGCGTCCTGTGTGGCAGGATTTCGATGGCGTGGGAAGTTGGAAACTCGTGAAGCAGGGGATTATACTTTTCAAACGGATGTATCCAAGGCGAAAAGTGCGAGTGCTTAAGTTGACTGAAACGATCGTCACGACGCAATGACAGTTGCAATCCTCCTCTCTGCACTCGAACCTCCGCAGCGTGAAGCTATTCTCCTTGTCGCCTGCTCGTCTTCGGACTTCACCGACATGCTGAGATACTCAGCGACGAAACAAGATGCAGCACGGAAGATCTCACAGAATGAGCGCATGTGTGCACAGATTGAACTAACCATAAACTACAATGAACCTTTTTGACAATCTCCTAGCGAACGTCCCCTCGCGGTTTGATGACAAGCCAAAACGTGCGTTGCTCGAACACGATCGCGACCATGACTACGTCCTGCGTATCGACAACACTACGCTCGAACGTCAGCAAACCTGTCCTCGTAGTTCACAATTCTATTGCGTCGATCGTCGGCAAGCGAGAGCGTCGTCTGCGCTTTCGTTTGGTGGTGCGATCCATGAAGGACTCGCAGTGCTGTATCGAGATGGTTTCGGTGCGATAACACCGGCGGTCGACGCATGTCTGAAACACCTGCAACTAACATACGCACCCGAAGCTGACGAGTGGCGTACGCCGCAACGCGCATGCGAAACTCTTCTCGATTACGTCCAACACTACCAGCGTGACGATATCCGCCCTGTAATATACAAGGCGCACCTTTCGTGGAAAAAGCATTCTCCTTACACGTCGGCTCGATCAACCTTGACAAAACTCTCCCCTACACTTATGCACAACTCACCGACTCGCCCGACACCGAGCAGATGTACATTCAAAACCTCCACATCCTTTGGTCCGGACGACTTGACATTGCCGCAACACAAGGCGATGAAAATGTGTTCGTCGTGGATCACAAGACCTCTTCCATCGGTGGAGATCAGTTTTTCGCAGACTTCTTACTCTCTCAACAAATGCTCGGATATGCGTGGGCACTTCGGAAACTTATGCCCGAAAGTAATATCGTCGGTACCATTGTTAACGCCATCCTCCAACGAAAACCTACTAAGACTGGAAAAGCGTTAGAGTTCAAACGGCAGACTTACTTCCAGTCAAAGTGGATGCAGGACGAATGGCAAGCTGACGTGATCGCAAGCATCGAACAGTTCGTCCACCATCTCTGTCAGGGCTTCTTCCCAAAATACACAAAATGGTGTTTCGGCAAATATGGCAAATGTCCATATCACGAAGTCTGCACACTCCCACCCGACATGCGCGAGGCATTCCTCGGAAGCTCGGAGTATGTCAACGTCACTTGGTCACCGCTTGACAAATAATTCTATGCAAAATACACAAACACTGAAAGTCGAAAAAGTCGATCTCTACGCCGAACATAAAGCGATGTTAGACGACCACAAAAAACGCAAAGAACACGCTCGCATCTTCCATCGCTGGGGGAATAAGCGGAAACAAATTCCTATCCTCCTCGTCTAATCTCCCTGACAGGTGGTAAAGTCTGCTAGACAGCACTCTTTCTACAAACAACACCAACCACACCCCAACATGGAACCAACTGACTACCAAGTGATCGAAACAATGCTCCGTCTCGGCGGAGGCTTCGTCAAACGCCTCGCCGCCTGCTTC